CTCTACTCACACGCGACGAACTTCTCGCGGGCTACACGATAAAATTGAATGCCAATGCGCTTCTCCGCGCCAGCCACTCAGAGCGCGCCAAGTATTACCAGACCATGCGCACTATTGGCGCGATGACCGCAAATGAGGTCCGCGCAAAGGAAGACATGCCACGCAGTGACGATCCTGCTGCTGACCAACTGGCACCAGCGGCCAACGTCTTCGGAGGCGACGACAAGGCCCCGAGCCGAACCTCCCAAAACAATAACGATAACGAGGTGACGAAGTGAACTCTATCGAACAGAAGGCGGTCGCCCGCCTCGAATGTAAATTCGACAGCGTAAGCGACACCGACGGCAAGATGGTGTTCAGTGGCTACGGCGCTGTCTTCGGTAACGTCGACAGTTATGGCGATGTTATCGCTCCTGGCGCATTCGCAAAAAGCCTCACCGAGCATCAAGCCGCTGGCACAACACCAATGATGTTCCTCAATCACGATGCCTTCAACAGCCTGCCCATCGGCCGTTGGACTGAGATGGTTGAAGATGGCGTCGGCTTGAAGATGACGGGCGAATTGCTCGACACCACCATGGGCCGCGACACTTATGTTGCGCTCAAAGCGGGTGCGATCACCGGCCTGAGCATCGGCTTCCGTCCAATCAAATTCACTATGGGCGTAAAGAACGATGATCCGCGCCGCACGCTGGAAGAAGTGGACTTGGTTGAGGTGTCCGTCGTCGGACTACCCGCCAATGCGAAGGCTCGTGTCCAGGCAGTGAAGAGCATGGGCGAGAACATGAGAGTCCGCGATTTAGAGCAACTTCTTCGCGACTGTGGCTTGTCTAAAAATGAGGCTGTTGCAGTAGCAAGCCAGTTTGAGAGCAAGAACGAACTAGCCAAAAAGAAGGCAGTCAGTGACGCAATCAACAGCCTCATTGGGAAGATGCGAGCCGCTTGATTTCTACAAGTATAAGTAAAGACAGCAAAAGGAGACGGAGGGATTCTGGACTCTTAGTTGCGTGAAAACAACCGAGACAAAGGAGCCCATAATGGCCGATCTCAACGACATCAACTCGCAGGTTGCGGCACTAGCCAACACCTTCGAGGAGTTCAAGAACACCAATGACAGCCGTATCGCGCAGATTGAGAGCAAGGGTAGCGCAGACGTGCTGACCACTGAGAGGCTAGATCGCATCAATAGCGAACTGACCGCTCTCCAGACCTCTGTAACCGATATTGCAAAGAAGTCGAACCGCCTAGGTGCAACTGAAGAGAACGCAGACGTAAAGGCGCACGCTGATGCCTTCAACGGCTTTATGCGCAAGGGCCTAGATGGCAATCTGGAAGCCCTGGAACGTAAGGCGATGACCAACACTGGCGGTTCGCCAGAAGGTTCGACCGGCGGCTACCTCCTGCCAAAGCAAGTTGAAGCTGGCCTGTTCACCGCACTAGAAACGCTCAGCCCTATCCGCTCGCTGGCTTCGGTTATTTCAGTATCGTCGGACGACTACCGCTTTCTGTCGAACCTGCACGGCACCGACGCCGGTTGGGTTGGTGAGACCGATGCCCGCCCCGAAACTAGCACTCCGCTGCTCTCCGAGACCCGCGTTCCAATGGGCGAGATTTACGCCAATCCTGGCGTTTCCCAGCGTGCTCTCGACGACCTGTCCATCAACGTGGAAGGCCTGCTCGCAGAGGAAGTTGCTCGCGCATTCGCGATCAAGGAAAACGCCGCGTTCGTGAAGGGCGATGGCGTCAACAAGCCGCAGGGCCTGATGACTACCAGCGGCATCGCACAGGTTAAGACCGGCGTTGCGGCTGCTCTGCCTACCAATGCGGACTTCCTGTTCCAGATGATTTACGGCCTGGGCTCAGCTTATCGTCAGAACGCGAGCTTTGCCGCAGCATCGGCGACCATCGCCCAGGTCCGCACGCTTAAGGATAGCACCGGCAATTACCTGTGGCAGCCATCGCTCGTTGCCGGTCAGCCCGCCACCCTGGCTGGTTACTCGCTGACCGAAATCTCCGAAATGGATGCTGTTGGCGCAGGCGCCCTGCCGTTCGTGTTCGGCGACTTCAAGCAGGGCTACCTGATCGCTGACCGCATCGGCGTTCGTGTTCTGCGCGATCCATTCACCAAGAAGCCTTTCGTGCTCTTTTACAGCACCAAGCGCGTTGGTGGCATGGTCAAGGACAAGCAGGCTTTTATCACCCTCAAGGTTTCGGCCTAATCAGACGGCCTGGGGGGAGCAAACACCCCCCAGGCTTCCAACTCACAGAAACGGTAATCGCCATTTTTGGATAGGCCCATATACAGCCCGTTTCCATTCACCTGTGATGGCACAATACGGAAACATGGATGCTAGTTTGGCAAGGTTTCCAATATATATCTCTCTGCCTGCCGGGATCGGCGAGAGATCGGGAGCAATTCTGGCGTAGATCGCCGCACGCTGTTCATCGCTCAATTTTGTAAGCTTGCCAGCTAGTCGGCCTTCTTGCTCACGCAGGGTTTCTTGCTCCGTCCACATAGCGCAACGCCATGGCTTCCATCCGGGCAGACCCGCATAGATATACGGTTCAAAATGACCCCTGCTCCTGGAGGTTGGCAGCCCCTTGGCGCCTTCATCGGCTCGATCACCCACGTTTTTTGCATGACCAACTTTGAGAACATGCAGACCTTTGTTTCCAGTCAATTCCCAAATAACCCGATCAGCTATATCGTGACGCCAAACGTAACAGCCTGGGCCTTCAAGGTCCATTGGCGGTCGGATCACTTCCATTTTCATAAAGATTTGCCTCCCATGACACGTCATGCTGGGATCGGAATTGTAAAATAACGATTAATCATCTGGCGTATAAAGTTTTTTGCTAAGTAGTCGATGGAGACGACTACGATTATAACGCCCGACGAGGTAAAGACGTGGTGCCGCATAGACAGCGATGCCGACGATACCACGATCGACTTGTTGATCCTTGCCGCTCAGGCGCAAGCTTCCGCTTATACCGGCCTGGCCCTAGCCCCCGATACATGCCCCCCTGCGATCAAGCAGGCCGTAGCTGTGTTCGTTGCCGACCTGTTCGCGAACCGCGAAGGCCAGACGGTCGGCGAAAAGACCTTCTATCGTCTCCTCGCCCCGTATCGCGTGGGTGGCATGTGATCCAGGCGGGCAAGCTGAACCGTCAGCTCATCCTCTATCGTCCAATTAAGCAGCGATCCGGCTCCGGCGCGGAAACGCAGGCATGGAGCAAAGTCGCGACGGTGTGGGCTGAGCGCCAGTCGCTTAATCTGCGCGAGGTGAACCGCATGGCAGGCATCGCTGAGGCGCAGGAAGCCAAGTTCCTCATTCGCTACCGCGCCGATGTCAGCACGTTCTTCGAGGTCATGTGCGACAAGCGTCGTTACAGCGTCGTCGCCGTCGATGAGGTGGGCAATCGCGAGGGCTTAGCCCTGCTTGTGAGGGCAATCTGATGCCCGGACGCCAGAGCTTCAGAATGGAGGGGATGAAAGAGCTGAATGCGGCTCTGAAAGGCCTCGGCCCAGAGGTCGCGACCAAGGTTGGTGCGTCCGGCACTCGTCAGGCCACAAATGTGATGCGCGATGCGGTCAGGGAGGCTGCGCCACGCGGTACAGAACCCACAAAGCGCACCTGGACAAACAAGGACGGCAGCAAGGGCAGCGCCGATTACGGACGACTGCACCAGAACATCAAAACCAAGAAGGTGCGGGCCCGTAAGGCCCACACGGTCAGCTTTCAGGTCACGACCGACAAGGCATTCTGGGGCCGCTTTAGCGAGTTTGGCACCGAGCGTGAGCCTGCCCGCCCCTGGTTCAAGCCTGCCGTAGATAAAGTCGCCGGTCAGGTGATCGACGTACTCTCTGGAGAGCTCAAGAAGGCCATCGACAAAGCGGCCAGGAAGGCCCGCAAATGATCGAAAAGGCACTCTACTCCCTGTTGTCCGCAATCGCCCCAAACACTTACCCGGTAGTTGCTCCCAAGGGCGTCAAAGTACCGTTCGTGATCTACACGCGGGTAAGCACGCCCCGACTGCGCGATTTTAACGGTCCTACGGGCAATGCAATGCCTACCTTCCGCATAGATGCTTACGACGTTGGCTTCGATGCCGCTCGCGCTCTGGCAGACTCCATCCGCGTTGCACTTGACGGGCACAGGGGCGGCATCATCCAGGATTGTGTACTGATCAATGAGCAGGACTTGAGCGACTTAACCAGCGACCCCGCTTTGTCGCGCGTCCAGCTGGAGTTTCGCGTCAGCCATACGGAGTGAAAGCATAAGTATTTGGCAGCGCCCGCTTGTTGGCCTGCCCAATAAAGGAGAAGCCAACAATGGCCCAGGGAATCAACACTGCCAGCACTAAGCTGGAAATTAACTCGTCTGGAAACGTCTACACGCAGGTTAAGGGCGTCAACAGCTTCAGTGGTCTTGGTGGCGGCTCCGCTGCCGTGATCGATACGACGGACTTCGACAGCACTGCCAAGGAAAAGTCGATGGGTCTGCCTGATGAGGGTCAGTGCTCCATTGGCATGATCTTCATGCCCAAGGATGCTGGCCAGCTGGCAATGCGTGCTGCCCGCGGCACTCGCGCAGCCACCAAATTCCGTATCACTCTCGCTGATGGCACAAAGTATGACTTCACCGCATACGTCCTCACGTTCGAGCGTACAGGTGAGCAGGATGACGTTGTAAAGGCTTCAAGCAACCTCGAGATCACCGGCTCGGTCGTTGAAACGACGGCGACAGCCTAATGCGTCTTTTCAGCCGTTCGGACATG